AATTTCTTTAATAAGTTTCATAATCCTATTGCCCTTCGTTTTCTTAACGATATTTTTCTTTTTCTTATTGACGTTCTCAATTTAGCACGTCTTTTAAACTTTGACCTTCTGGCCCCTATCTTACGATGCCTACGTTCTGCCGGCATCATTCGTACTAATTTACCAGCACGAATTGTATAACCTTTAACTGCCGAAAACTTCTTACGGCGTTGTATCTTACCTTTACGGACACGAACACGAATTACTTTGGTTCGTCCCATCTTTAATACATTTGACTTCTTGTTACCTTCAAATACCAATTCTGGTATTGCATCACCAAACATTTGAGAAGCAATCTCTTGCTTCTTTTCATCTAACTTATCGTAGATGATAGTTTCTAATATCTCGTCTAAATCCTTTTTCGCCTCTAATAACCTGTCGGATAAAAGATTTGAAATAAAAACATTCATTACGGTACCAAATTGTATGGCTTGTAGTTGAACGCTGCTGGTTCGTTGAACTGACCACGTTGGTACATAGCGTTGTTCTTACGCAAAGTAATAATTAAAGTGTATGCACTATTTGCAGTACCACCTGTTGTTTGAATACCAATATCTCCAACACCAACAGTATTAGCATGAATACCGTCACCAGAATTATTTAAAATAGATGGTAACTGCTCGCCTAGTCCAAACTCACCTTGTAAGTTTAGATGAAAAATGGTTGATGAGTTGGCATATGCTGATGCAGCTGTGCCTGTGTTGTTGCCTGACCAAAACAATTCGACACCACCAACATTTGATGTTGGAAAGTTAACGTAATATTTTACGCCAGTTAACTGTAAATCGTAGTATGACAATGTTGTATTAGCAGAACCGCCTTGTGAGTTTGCTACCAAATAGTTATTGGTTGCCAAAGCACCATACAAAGTATTAGCTTGAATACGAGCAACGTTTAATTCTGATCCTGATACGCCATCAAATACGCCAGTTAACTTAATAATAGCATCGGTCTGTGTGTCTCTTAGGACTTGGTATGTAAATTTATTTGACATATTATGGGTTCAAGTTATAAGGTGGAGCATTAAATGCAGCAGGATCATTAAATTGACCACGCTGATACATTGCGTTATCTTTACGAAGCTCTACAATTAATGTGTAAGCACAATTTGCAACCAAACCAAAAGTTTGTACACCAATATCACCTGTAGCACCTACGGCATTGTTTCTAATCGTAACCATGCCTTGTTCTTCTGAATATTGACCACACAAATCCATGTTAAAGATTGGAACAATATTGGCAGTATTTGCTGCATTCCAAAACAACTCAACGTAACCTTTTTGTTGAGAAGCAATATTGTAACCAATTCTTGAAATGGTTATATTATAAAATGGCTTTGCTGTGTTGCCTGTTACTAATAAATTATTGTTAGCATCTAAAGCACCATACAAAGTATTAGCTTGAATACGAGCAACATTATACTCTTGACCAGAACCGTCAAAATTAGCAGTTAATTTAATAACGGCTTTTTGTGTTGTATCTTTTAATACTTCGTATGTATAAATGTTGGACATTCTTTATCCTATTTAAATTCTTCTGGTACAGATGTGGACCATTGCATTGCTTCATATGGTACTGTTACATATTTATCGATCTTATCCACATAGTACAAAGCGACTCTTTGTCCGTTAGGAAATTGCCTAACAGACTTACGTTTCATAATCAAAACGGCAGGAGGATCCATAGTCTTTTGACTGGATCTTTTTGCTTCAGCAATTACTTGTTTAAGCGTTTTCATCCGAATCAGATTCTTCTTCACTACGGAAGAAATTTTGTGCTACCGCTTGTTTAGCTGCTTCAATATGAGCAGTTACTTTATCGTGAATGGAAGCATAGAGTGCATTTCTAAATTCTACACCATTATCATCCATTGCATAGTCTATGATTTGTCTTGTATCCATTTGTTTCTCCTCAAAATATTTATAATAAACGCTTAATCATTCGTTTTTTTGGCTGCTCGCTGAGCCATTTCAGCTTCGTGTTCTTGATCCAATGGATTACCAGGTTGGCTTGGTACTTGTGACATCATCTGTTGTTGTGCCACATCATTCATTACTCCAACTGGTAAACCAAGGCCAGCTTCTTTTTCTTCATCCATCTCAGTTTGCATCTCTTTAATTTCATCGTCTGTTAAACGGAGAACATTGCGTTGAATCCAAGATTGTGAGAAATAACGACCAGTATAAGCATCTACCGCACCTAATAACTGTAGGCGGTTGGTCATTAATTCTGCTTCTTTTAATTCGGTAAAGTTATTATCACGAATAAAATCGTAATGAATATCATCTTGAAAATACTTCCATTCTTCATTAGTACAAATACCTTTAAGAACACATTGCACACGAAGTGCTTGGTCAAACATATCGGTAAATTTACTACGGAGTTTTTCAACAAAACGTGAGAACTTAATTTCATCACGGGTAATTTCTGTTGAACGACCTAATGAGAAACCTGAAGATTCTGGATTTAATCGTGAGATAGGAACATTTAATGCTTTGTACAATTTCTTTTCAAAGTACTTAACATCTTCCAACTCACCTAAGTTTTGACCACCCGGTAATGTTGCAATTTCTGTACCTTTTCCACCTTCACGGCGTGGCAACCAGAAATCTTCAAGCATAGAAAGGTGTTTACGGTCATCACGAACTTCACCGGTATTTGAATCGTATACCAGTTTGTTCTTATATTTGACCATGATATCACGGAGGTATTGTTCTGCCTTTAACTTTGGAAGATTACCCACGTCAATATAAAAAATACGGCGTTCAGGAGCACGACTGATACGATAAATGACTGTGGCATCTTCAATCATCCTTAACTGGTTAAGTGGTTTGATTGCTTTGTGTAGATAAGACAACACAACTGCACGGCGACTGTCCATGAGACCAGAAACCACGGAGATGATGGAGTCTGTAGTGATTCGTACACCAACTGGTCCAAAATTTTGAGATGATCCTGTGGTGACCTTATCATTATAAATGTAGTATTCATTTACCACATTCATTACATCCACACCAGTTCGTTCATCTTTTTGTTTTTTGATTTCACGAATCTTACGGAGTTTGCGTGGATCGATATAACGTAGTTCTTTAATACCAGAATTTGGTGTTTCTTGGTCGATAATGATGTGGAAGAATAAACGACCATCTACATAATATCTGCGGAATAAATCTTGTGCCATACTCTTGTAATTTAATAACCGAATAATGGTATCAAATTCTTTTTTGATGGCATTTTTAATTTTTTCTGGTTGGTCTAGATTATCTAATACCAGTTTGATTGTATTACCATCATCATCTTCACAAATGGCTTCTCCTACAATATCATCAATGGCAGATTCAATTTCAGGTTGCATTGCCATTTCACGATAACGAGAAATAAGTTCTACGTCATTTTTGGCGGTACCATCAAGATCAACATAAGTGCCATAATAGGCCGCAGAGGTAATGGTAAGAGCACCATCGTCATTTGATGGTGGTGAGAATGATTGTTGTGCTACCTGTTCTTCTTCGTCTTTAGCACGAGCAATCGTAAAACCGAAAAGAGAGAATTTATTTGCCATCGTATTTTATTCCAATTCAAAAAAACATAATGAAAGGAACCGTAGTCCCTTTCGTATAATAGTATATATTAAGCGTCTGTAGAGGCAGCATTCGTCCAGTATTGGTATGCGAATGTTACACCGTATTCTTCGATGGTATCGTTTGAACCCCAATCTAAATCNATTGCAGCCATATCTAACGGGAACATACCAACAAATTTGTANGTGTTAATTGCTTCGCCTGTTTTACCATACTGAATAACAGAAGCGTCAACTGAATAACTTGAAGGAGTACCAGCAGCGGCACTTCTTACGTTTCCTGCGTGACTATTAATAGAATTCATCCAAGACTCAACTGAATTACGGATTAAGAAATCTTCATCATTAATAATCTGCAATGTCCAGTCAGTAAATGTACGGTTACCAGCAAACTTTAATTCACGACCATAATAATAAACTGGAACTGTACCAACTGTTGAACCAGGTAACTGTGCTGATTTGGCCATAAACGTGAGTTTTTGACCAGCAGCAACGGAGTTATTAACAAATGTTGGAAGGGTTAATGTTACTTGGAATAAATTGGGACGAGCACCGTCACCAATCAGATTCGCTCTAAATTCTGCTACATTGAATGCCATTTTTTTCTCCTATTCGTTGAATTATTTATTAAAACTGTCCAACGACTTCACTAAATGAAACGCCAGTTCTTACTGCAACAAAGTTCAATTGAATGAAATTAATAGAACGAGCAGGTTTAATGTAAATGTCACCAACAAATTGGTTAGCATCAACAACTTCTGGAGTATTATTTGTAGAATCACAAACAACCTTAAAGTCATAGATACCACGGCGACCTTGTACATCTCTCAAGAATGGAGTTACCAAAGATACAAATTGTGCTTGTGTAAAGGCATCATTAAATTCAAACAATGAATATTGTGAAGCTTTAGCAATTGTTTTCTCAAGCACAATGAATAACCTACGAACATTGATACGATCAAAAGCAGAAGGTTTGGATTGTAAAGTTTTGTCTCCGTACAATACTGTACCATTGCCAGGGAAAGTAACTACTGGATTAATACCTGCTGCATAAAGTGTATCACGTTGAGATTTAGTAGGATTCCATGCCAACTTAACAACATTCTTCAAGTTACCACGGTTGAATCCAGCTGGTGAATACCATGGATCACGAACAGAGTCGGTGTATACACACAGACCAGCAGTATCACCATTTAATGGTATCCAACGATATACGTTGTTATACTTATCAAACATATACTTCCAACCTGAGTCAGCAACTGCATATGATGTTGAACGAGCTAATGAAGTGTTCCATGTAGTAATATTTGCAACTTCGTTACCTGTTTGGTTAACAACAGCAGAAGAAGGAGGCGATACAAATGCCACACAATCTTTACGAGAATTGGCAATATTATCAATTACATATTGTTGAACAGTAGTATCAGCACCACCTGTAATTACCAACGAAATATCAACAGCATCAGCATTTTGGAATAATGAATAGGCATTTTCCAAATCAGCATCGGTTGGTTGTACATCAGTACCATTGGCCAAAGTAACATAGTTAGGACCAGTAGAAGCATTATTACCTAAAACGGCAAAACTGGTATTGGCTAAGTTGCGACCCCAATAATTTGTAGACTGAGTATTTGCAGTATTTGCATACTGTGGAGGATCCATTACATAAATGTATTTGGAATTATTATAGATGTAGTTCTTATAGTAATTTGAGTTACCCAATGAATCTTTGGCATCAGCACCTTTGGACATGAATGGGAATACTTCAAGAACGGTATTTTTGGCACCAGTGAATAAACCACCAGTATCAACCACAACCATGTGAATTTCATCGTTTGCGGCACCAGATGCAGCAGCTTGTGCTGAAGTACCAGGAGCAGCATTAAAGTAAGAAGAAACTCCAACACCGTTTACGTTCCAAGAAGCAAACTGACTAGCAAGACCAGCATCAAGAACAGAAACAGTTAATGAATTACCTAAAACTCCAGGGTAACGAGCAACAACAGGACCATAAGCATTAGCATTGGTCAAGTTTTGTAAATATTGTGCTTGAAAAACATCTTTGTTAGGTACTTGAACAGTACTTGTTACCAAACCGGTAATAGGACTTACGTTTGAAGATGCGTTGTAAGCACTTGTATTAGCAGCACGAACTACTTGTAAATTATTACCATAAGCTAAGAAAGAAGCTGCGGTAAAAAATGAAGTATATGTGTTGGAGTCTGGATTACCAAAGTATTTTGCTAGAGTAATTTCGCTATCAACACTAACGATTTTGTTTACTGGACCCCATACGAAGCTTCCAGCAAAAGCACCGGCCGTAGTTAGAACCGATGGAACGACTGTAGTTAAGTCGACTTCGGAAACATTTACGCCTGGAGAGATTTGAAATGCCATTTGTTATCTCCTTGATATTATGATTTATTTGGCAGTTAAGATACCATACAGATATTTATGATAGGTCATATTTAGAGATTTTTTATCATATCTTTAATAAAACCAGAATAAACTTCACCGCCATCTGCAAATTCCCACACATCACCATCAATAACTTCTAGTCCCGGTCTTTCCAAACCAGTTTCAATGATAGGTGCAGGTAGTGTTTCTTCATCCAACTGGTTCAAATTCTCCAGCTGAATTTGTTTACGAATGTCGTGGTTAACAATGTCTTTGAAATACTTTTGACCTGTTGCCCACGCAAACATAACTAAACCCATTACTAAGTCATCATTGTGGCCATCGTCTGCCTTAAATGATGTTTTGTCGGCCACAAAAGTGGTCAATTCAGAAATGGTATCAAAATCATTAACTATTAATTTATTACCTTCAATTAAAGTTTTAAGATTTGAACAACCAATTCGTTTTACAGCAACCGACATTTTGAGTCCTAATTGGACTCCTCTACCAAAACCACCTGATAATTGTTGTGGTTTTTTATTGCCCGTAAAGATTTTCATTAGATTTTCATACTCTAAATCTTGATGAATAATATCTGCTACGGTTGGATTAGTATTAATTTCTATTAAAATGTAAGCATCATTATATAACCTAGCGGCATTATAAATGACCGTTGGGAACAACATTGCAGACATAGAAGTACTACGATAACTAGCCACCTGCTTATAAGGAGTGGTAGATATATCTATTACAGAGAAAGCTTGAGCGTCCAGATTTCGACCTTCGGACACATCAACCACAAGCATATACATGTGGTCTTTGGTTGTTTCATCGTTACCTTTGATTGGTTGTTCATAAATTTTCATCATATCAAAATCAGCAATTGGTTCTTGATAAACCAACTGTTGCAATTTGGTACCAGAAATCAAAGTATTGGTAGAACCTAAAAACTCAGTTTCAAATTCTTGACGGAACTGATGTTCTGATGTGTTACGGATTGTTTCTTCTTTCCATGCCTCATCACGACCTGGTACCATAGACCAATGAACTTCAAATGGTACATAGTTGTTTTTCTTATTGATTGCGTCCGTCCAAATTTTATAGAACAAATTCATACCATTAGGAGTAGAAACAATAATAATCTTAGTTTTGGTACCAGCAGTAATAACTGGATAAACTGAGGTAAAGAAGTCTGTGGCTATGTTTGCTGGTACGAAAGCAAACTCGTCTAAAAATACAATGTTATACGAACCAGAACGAGCCGCTGAACTTGATGTGGAAGAAGCAACGATTACAGAACCGTTTTCTAATTCTACACGACCTTTGTTCCACTCAATCACCCCTTGTTGTAACCACATAGGTAGATTTTCATAAGCCAACTGAAGTTTACCAAGAATGGCTCGAGCAGTTTCACCTCGGTTAGCAAGAACGGCTACAGTTTGAGAATCTTGAAATAGAATAGTCCAAAGTAAATATGCCACCGTAGTGGTGGTTTTACCAACCTGACGAGGACATTTCATGATAGTAAAACGATTATTATTAAACGTTCTAATCATGTCCTCTTGAAAGTCATACATTTTAAAATCAGTTACACCTTCATCAAGTGTAATAATCTTAATGTATTTGGCAAAATAAATTGGATCTTTTGCACATTTAATATATTCTTGGACTTGTTCTTCCGTAAATTCAACCTGAACACCTACTCGTTTTAGTAGAGGGTTATCTCGGTAACTTTGTTTATTTTTTGTTGCCATCTTTAATTAATTTTGCCAATTCTGTGGTTGAGCCAACAAAAATGGCTTTATCGATATTGGTACTAGAAGATGATTTTTCTTTCATACCAGACATTTCACGCATTTGCTTTTGTATATTTAGGAGTTCTTTATTGGCATCAACCACGTTTTTCAGTAGAGTACCATAAACTTCAAATGCTCTTGGGTGTTGTCCGGCTTTAGCAATGGTTAGAATTTCTTCCATTGCTTCTGTGCCTTGTTCAATTAGACCTTGAAGATTTTCTTTTGATTGTTGATAAGCATCAGTTAAATCTTGTTGTAGTTCTTCTTCAACATTTTCAGATTTAATTACTGGTAACACAGGATGTTTGTTTGTATTGGTATCATTAATGCCAGAATCATTTAGAAATTCTTTTGGTGTTACATCAAAAATTTCTTCCATGGATTTTTCAAATTTGTTCATATTAAATTCCGTATGTGCCTTTTACTTTAAGTATTTGGATAATAAGATGATATATTAGGTGTTTCTTCAATAATTGTGGTAACAGCATATGAAGTGTTTGCATTGGCAGTAGTTGGATTAGGCTCAATTATTATTTGAGCATAATTAATTGGATTTACTTGATAAGAACCAAACACATAGTTAGCATTAGATGCTCGACCAATTACTGGCAAATCAGATACAAAATTACCTGAAACATCTGTTAATGTTAATTGATTATTATTCCAGTAAATAACTTTACCTGATGCGGTAGAAGTACCAACAGAATAACCTTGATATACTACTTCACCAATCTGATATGTTCCAATTCCTGGTGAGGTCATATTGAACACAATATTATCAGTTGATGAAATTGTATTGAGAATATTGGTAATAGAAGTTTTAATTAATCCTGTAGAACTAATATTGCCATAAATGAAACCTTTAACAGTAAAGTTAAGTGTCCAAATAATCATACGAGTTTCTACTGTATGTGCATCACCTCCATATTCAATTTCTTGATTTGCAGAATTTAAAATAATAGGAACTTCTTTAACTATTCCCATTTCAGGAATTAAATTTAATTTGATTGTATAATCTGGTGCAAAAAATGGAATAATATGTTCTACAATTTGAGTACCATCTTCAATGTTACGAACATAAATGTATAAATTAAAATCAAAATTGTATGGTACTGGATTATATTGAGAAACTATACCTTCTGATGTTGAAGCAAAATTTTTAATGTTTGTGTTTTGTTTTCTGGTAGCATCATAAGTCATACCAGTCATTTCAAAAGACATTCTTGGTAATGTAGTTTGAATCTTTTTATCTAAATTTGGATCATCTTCAAGTCGCTTAACATACATCTCTTTGGCCGCATAAACAATTGGCACAAGCATACGTTGTGCTTCTGAATTATCAGGATTGTAACGCACTAAAGTAATGTTATCAAATAGGTTACCAAAACCTACAACTAACTTACGAATCACTCTATTGTATGTTGTATTTGCCATTAGATACTACCAAAAGGATTAGATTCAGATAAATCCAAAATTGAATTTGCTGAAGTTGCCAAATAAGAGTTATCATAATTCTCTTTCTTGGCAGGATTATTTAAAGGATCAAAACTAACCAATGTATATTGTGCATTAGAAGAAGAACCATATACAAACTGGCCATCAATAAATTCACCAGCAATATTGTTTAATGATAATACATCTGTACTTTGTACCCACGATTGAACAAAACCAAGTGCTGTAGCATTGGATTGTGTGGTATCTGGTGATTGATAGACCAATTCACCAACATTGTAATCGAGACCATTAGAACCTGATAATGGTGCAGAGAATGTAGTTACTGTACCTGATGTGGTGTTAGCAGTTTTAATTTGATATAAAGAACCAGAAATGATAACTTGTGTAATTGGTTGTTGAATGTATGTGGTGTTATTCATCACATAACTAAATGTATCTCCAACTTTCAAACTTTGTAAAATAGGAATTAATGTGGAGTCGGTAGTATTAATATTTAAATAACCATTATTGTATACTGCAGCAGACCAGTTAATAGGTTTATAAATGTGGAACAAACGACCATCCATATTCAAATGTGTGGTGTAACCAGAATCAGAAACAACAATATCAATATCAGCAACACCAGTTTGAATAATTTCTTGTGAGTATTTGTATTTCTCTAGAACCAATTCATAAAAATATGGGTATTTTTTACCCAACATATTGAAGTCTTTATTGTGTTCTACAAATTTAATCTCAAATAATTCACCAACACCATTGGTAACTGGTACATATACTAAATCACCTTCTCGTGGTCTAGTAAAAGTATTCTGTGGAACTCTCTGTTGAAATGACCTGCGAGAACAGATTACATTCAAATCATCTTTAATTTCTAAACCAAATTTGGTAAATATATCACGCTGACCGATGTAATCAGTTGGGTCAGAAGAAATATACATCTCCAATGGAAAAGCATCTTGAAATTTCTTGACTGGATCTTCACCATACAATAAATCACGAGCGGCATCATTGGAGTTAGGAAGGTAAAACGCATTAAATCCCATAATCTTAATGGATTCAACGATTAAATCTTCGATAACTCTTTGTTCTGGTTGTGCCGATTTACCGTAATTGTTAAAGTATTGGTTAATACCCATGTTAATTATTTACCTTTTGGCAGATATATCCTTTATGGTGTTTATTTTTACCACGAGATACATTAATCAAAGCACCTTGGTCTAGACCATTATTCCTACAAAATTCTCTCATGTTTTTTATTGTTTCTATTTTACCGTTAGGATATGTTATTAACCAAGTTTTACTTTTAGCATTACCAATATTCTTTTTTGCTTCATCCGATAAAGTCCAATGTTTACCTTTGGCTCTTTGGTTGCCCATATTAGAAATGGATATTTTTTTAGATATCATTTCTTTATCTTCTTTACTTAGTTGAGCCAACCATTCTTTACTTTTTTTAGATAAGTGGTTTCTTTGTTCAACATTTTTAAATCTTTGTATTGCTTTTTCTCTAATTTTTTGTTTTGTTTCTTCCGATAAAACTCTACCGTGAGAACCTTCACCACCATCAGTTTCATTATAACCATTTTTTTTGGTATCTAATGTTTTAATCCAATACTTTTCTTTTTCATATAACTCAGCAATTGATTCCGCTTCATCTTGTTGGTAAATAATAAAATTTTTAAATCCATATTTAATTAAAGCATCGTGTAAATGTTGGTTTTCTTTACTAACATTTTTTGCTAATTGTTTATGTTGTTTAAATCTTCTTTCTATGGTACCTTTTGTTATACCAATATATTTTTTACCGTTCAATTTATTTTCTATACAATAAACTTTCATAAATCCTCCTTTTTATTTTATTTATATAAAAAGGACATTTAACTACCTACTGAGTTCTAATTGAGCATAAATTCTGCGGGGAGCTCGTACTTGTCTTGAATCTCTTGCTCAAGTCTTTGAATTTCAGCCACAGCTTCTTCATAAATTTTATCGCCATTTAATGTTACTCCGCCTGGCAACTGAAGTCCATTAAACTTCATTAAGTTATTACCCCAAGTTCTTTTGATGAGTTGTGTGGCATACTCTTTTAACCAGCGGTCTTCCCATACATTTGGGTAAATATCGGGATTAATATTGGCATAACATTCGGCAATAACGGTTTGACCTACTGGACACTCAGAAGCACCCCATGCCCAATCAATATACAACCTTTGCATGTGGCGGTTAAAACGAATAGGAACCTCTCCAGTAAACAACAGTTCTAGTGAACGTAAGTGTTGCATTGTCAAGGTATAGTTGATGTATGATGCGGAGGTGAAGTCGTAGAGTTCGTTTAGACGTAATTGATATCTAAGGTCAAACATATTAATGCTTGCCTGAGAATCTGAAAGTGGAAATATTCTGGTAACTCCAAGAATTTGTAGAGCACCATTGGCATTATCTGTAGCATCCGTCAAATCCAAATACATATTGTTTATGTCTTGTTGTTGGATTGCCTTGATATAATAGAATTTTTGAACACCATCATAATGATAGTCCTGCCAGTATTGAATGGCATCATCCACACGGTCTTCCACTTGGTCATCATCTACGTTAATTTCAATTACCGGTGCGCCTAATCTGCGTAAGCAATAATCTTTAAATTGTTGTCTGGAAGTAACTGCCGCCATTGTAATCTCCTATGATGGAGGTATTTATACTTTGTGTGGAAACAAAAAACAGGAGTCTAAGCTCCTGTTTTAATTAAAGAATTGTTTTAAATTAACAATCCGAAGCACCAGCAAATTCTGGTCGTTGTTTAATAATACTATAAAGAGTAGCACGGTCAGCACCAGCAACATAATCAGCACCAGCTAAAGTAACTTGAGCGGCTGAAAGTGGTTGTTTTTCTGCTAAACGAGCGGTTTGATCAGAATAACCATATAAGGTTACTTGTGTGCCACGACCTTTAAAATCTTCTTGTACGGCACCAATGTTCCAGTAAGAAGCGGTTACGCCAAATTCAGTATCAACAGTATTCAATAAAGCCATTATTTTCTCCTAATTAAACGTCAATAGCACCAGAAAAATCTGGCAAAGTTTTTAAAGTATTGTAGATACCAGACATTACATTGGTCGAAGCATCATTTACTTGTCCAATTGTAATTTGATATGGTTTTTGGTCAAGTGGTCGAGCACCAGAAGCGGATGAAGCAGCATTATAATATGTAGCTGTCATGACCATCATATGACTTTTATCGCCATTGAAGTTCATTACTTTGACATAAGCTTCGGTTGCTGGTACGCCAAATTGTGTTGAAGATAAATTTACTTGTAATGCCATTATATTTCTCCTTGTTTATGGACTATCTATTTATATTACATTATTATTACTTGATATTGAATTGTTGGCGTGATTAATATTAATAGACATTTTATTCCTTAGAACGTTACTTCAGTAGTATCAACTTTACCAACCCAGCGAACTGTATTTGCTGATGCGCCGGTTACAGAAACTTGTAATGCACCTAATGTTGTGTTTGCCGTAATTGCAAGTGACCATGTATTTGCCAAACCATCTTGAGCAATTAAATTAATAATTGGAGTTCCAACTAATCGTGTTGTGGATCGTGTTGCGCCTTGATTAATTAAACCTTCAAATGTCCACGCTGAAGCAATATTAGTATTTGATAAACCAACAACTGAACCTTTAAATATGTATGCTGAATTGGCAACTAATGTGACTTGATTAACTGTAGTAGCTGGATAATTCCAGTCACTTGTCATTGTATTAGCAGTAGCACTATTGGTGTTAGCAGATAATATATATGTGCCTAATTGTGATGAACCATATTTACTCCAAGGATTATTACCAAATGCTTGAGCATAACTTACACCTCTTGTAGAAGCTCCGTTACCACCAAGAATTGCTGAATAAAGTCCTGTTGCTTGATTTTGATATCCACCACCAATAGTAGTATAACTTGCACCAGTTGCATTGTTATATCCTCCACCAACAAATGCATATGATTGTCCGTTACTATTAAATTGGCCACCACAAACAGCGCTCATATATCCTGCGCCATTGTTAAAACCACCACCAATTACTGCATAACCACCATACGTTAAATTGGAATTACCGCCACCTGTAAATCCGTACTGTGCTGAAGTTTGATTGTTTGTGCCGCCAACAATTGCTGCATGGTCGGCACCAGAAATTAGATTAACATTACCGCCACCAATAAATGCGTGATCTGAATTAGAAACAATCCAATTACCTTGGCCACCTACAATAGCAGACCAGTTTGCAGCTGCATTATTTCCGTTGCCGCCACTTTGATTTGGATTTAAATCATATCTCCAAGGACCGCCTCCTCCACCAACAAAACTGAATGCTCCGTTGGCAACATTATTATATCCACCAACAATTGTTCCATAAGCTTTAGCAAAACCTAAATTAGTTGCTGATCCACTTGCTGAGGTGTTTTGATTAAGTGTAAGTGTTGTACCATTGACTGCAGTAACAAACGTATCAGCATAAATTGATTGCCCATAATTATAAACCCAATCACCAGGATTAATACCTGAAGCAGAAGAAACAACTATTTGATTATTACTTGTACCATATAAAGTTGCGGTAGCGGCAACAGCACTTAAAGAACCTACTCCTGTTGTGTTTAATCTACCACCAGCAATAACATCACCTTGACCATAAGTTTGGTTATAATAACCGCCACCGATAAATTGTTGTTGTCCGCAGAAATAGTTGCTAGCTCCTCCAGATTTATTACCATAACCACCAACAATTGAAGAATCGTCAGGTCCTTGATAAATTATATTGCCGTA